GCATTAGCGGGAGCGGCATAAGCGGGAGCGGCATTAGCGGGAGCGGCATTAGCGGGAGCGGCAGCATTGGAAGGAGCAGCCTCTGCAGGAGCATCCTCTTCAGCAACAGCATTAGCGGAAGCGGAATTAGCGGAAGCGGAATTAGCAGGAGCAGCCTCTGCAACAGCAGTAGCAAGCCCACGAAACAGTCCAACGCTCAGAATATAGGCGTCATTCACCTGGAATCGGGACTTCTGGATTTCCACATTCACATTTGCGCCAACCGGAATAGCCTCAAATGCCTCGTCTCCAATGTGAAGATCGCGGGGAAGAATAATGCGAATCGCATCATTATAAGAGACATACATACCCATCTTGTTCTTGCGAATCACCACACCCTCCAGCGTAAATCCTGCGGGAGGGTTCAGAACCTTCGCCTCGGCCTGCACGTGGAAGATGATGTCGCCCGTAAAACGACCCTTCTCAATGTAGCCCATAGAGCGAGACAGAATCTTCATCGTCCCAGGAAGAACAAATCCGTGACGTGAGCACTTATTCTCCATACGTGTACTAAGCTTCTGGAGAAGAAGCCCATCAATATCTGTAATCTCTCCACGCAAATCACGGGAGGTGAGGCTTGCGCGCTCTTCAAATAATGCTGTGTGTTCCATTGCCTACTTCTTCTTTACATAAAGACTCAATTTTAGGCAGCCAGTAAGAAGCCCAAGCACAGGATATATCAGCCTTATCCATCATCTCTTCATATAATTCCTCTGTAAGACCATCTACAAGATTAGGAAGGTCTTCCCAACTCTTCACACGTATCATAGGAAGGCCGGGATAGTGGCGAACAAGAATATCATAAAACGGATCATCTTTTACGATGGGAATACAGCCTAAAGTAAGAGACTCCCAAAAGCGAAGCGTGTCAAATCCAGCCCCCATTGGGCATACAGAGAATCGAAGTTTCGCAAGTCTCCCGTAAAACTCCTGCTCTTCACATTTGGGCATTCTATACTTGATAATACTTGGCCCAGTTTCCAGGTAATCATAGAACTCTTGGCGCATAGGACTATTATTGCTCACATATGAAATCCCAAACATATATTTCTTCTCATTTTTATCATACTCACCCTCATAAATACCCATTGTTCCGATTGGCATCACTGTGCAGTTGGGTAAGTCGCCCATCCAGTTGCGTATGAAGAAGTGTGTATTTGAGAGGACGGAAGAAACTAGCTCCATATGGGAATTGTCTAGCCAGCAATCTGTTCCTGATATAAGAACAACACGAAGAGGGAGAGGTCGCTGTTTGTGAAGTAGCATCAAGATGTCGGACCATGTGTTGAACGATGCGGCGTGAATATAGACGGCCTTTGCCTTATACAGAGCCTCTTTGATTGTTTTTGGATCGCGGCCGAGGACTAGAGCCTTGTCTACTAAATGAGGATTGCCTTCGTAGCTATCTTCGTCAAGTAATGTTGCATTCATCAGTGGGAGAAGGGTGAACTCCCTGAAAGGTATCTTAGACATATCTACATTTCCTCTTTACCTTCTTCTGCCGCCGCCGCCGCACCCTTCTTCGCACGAACCTTCTTGGGCTTGTTCGCCAGAACCTGGTGTTTTGACTTATAAGCAGCAACCGGGCGGAAGAACCAGATGCGACCTCCCACTTTCATAAGACTCATCCAGCGCAGAATCACATTCTTCAAACTACAGGCGCGCGACGAATTCTGGAACTTTCTGGCCCCCTGGAAATCAGCCAACGTAAGTCCAAAACGGGGAAGGCCAGCTGCCGCCAGCAAGTTTCCTAGCTCCACCAGTGCGGTAAAGTGGTAGGAGATCTGTGTAACAATCTCACATTCACCGCCTTTGGGAGGCACCTTGCCCACAGTGGCAGGCTTATCCGTCGTCTTGAACGTCAAATAGCCCGATTTCAGATTGGGAACTAAGAAACCATATAGAGCGCCCGTTGTGCCCGTATTCGCTTGCAGCATATTCAGAGGGTCTGCAGCATCTCCGTCAAATAACCGAGCAACCGCCACGTCACACGGCTTGTCACCGCACAGATAGCGCAATTCACCACTCTGCCCGTCTATATAACGGAAGGCCTCACGCGACCCCTTCCGCAGCAACTGCTCGCCACCGATTCTGCGAGCCGTCTCATCCTGTAGCAGTTCCATCTGCTCCTTCGGCCGCAGAATCTCGTCCCACACGAGTCCCAGAAACGCCTCCGCCAGCGCGGCGCGCCATCCCTCATTTTCACGCATCGTCTCATAAAACCAGAGAAGACCGAAGATATGCTGCTGTTCCTTAACGAGTTCCGCAGGGTTCGTGTAACGCTCGGCCAGTCCAGCATTCACACCAGCAAAGGCCGCCGCCGGATCTTCGCCCCTGCGAACTGCCCCAGCCAGCTGGAGTATCGCGGGCCAAATACCGCGCGTCACCACCTCTGCACGCTGAATCTGGACTACAATCGGCTCGAAGGAATCGCGCTTCACAGGATAGTCCTGGATACGGAGCGACAGAGGAAGATTGGTGTCGAGTAGGCCATAAGGCTGAAACAGATAATACCCGTTGCGGAATTCAATATATCCCTCTTTCTTTCCAATCTTGATGCGGAAAGAGTGATTGCCGACGATATCTGCGAGAAGACCGCGCAGTGCCGAGGTCGGAATTGCGGACATAATCTCCCGTATCTCTTCAAACCGAAACGCAGGCTGCTCATTCTCCTGGAAGATAGCGCGAACCGCGTCGCGCAGCTCGGCCTCGTGCCACTTCGCGCTGAATTCATCATAGGTTGAGCGGTCGGCCGTGGCAATGTTAATCGGCTTCTCCATCTTCTTGGCACATTCATATGTGCAAGTATCAATCCAGTCACAGATCGCGGTAAATTCGGTATCATTGAACTCCACCTGGCGCGGAGCTCCTTGCGCATCCTCTTGTATCTGTGGGTCCAGCGAACCAGCAGGTATGAGAATTGCGTCAATGTTCAGATTACAGTCAAGCGCATACCGCTTAAGAACACGCGAGACTTTGCCCATCTGAATCGCCTTGTTCATCGCCACACGATACATATATAAATCGGCAGTCTCGGCATCCTCTTCGGGCAGCACATTCACGAGCAAATAAATCGTAGTATTCCGCTCCTTTTTATCCAAGAGTGAATGGCTACAGGTGCGCACACCGCGACCCAGCACCTGTTCCATCTTATTCAAGTGAAACCAGCTGTCAAAGACATAGATTTCGCGCACGAACCGCAAGTCAATACCTTCGCTGGCCACCTGAGAACCAACAATGACTTTTATGAGAGCTCCATCCTTGTTCGCATCACTGCGCGCGGCCGCCACCATCGCCGCATTATTAGGGGAGAGGGTATTGCGACCCGTCAAGAGTATATATTTGGCGGGCCTGAATACATGCCCAGCACCCTTGTGCTCCTGCTCTTTGCGACTGCACTTGGCACACTGGCGACCACCTGGTGCCTGGGGCCCATTTCGCAGCATCGGCGTGTCACGGCCATAGGGTGTATAGCCGTTCGCCTCAAGCACAAGGACGAGAGGGAGTGCACCTGACTTGATAAAGCGGCTATAGACGAATGAGACGCCCTTTGCACCCTGCAGCGCATCTAAGATAAACTTCGCCTTGGGCGAGACCGCGCCAAGACCATCCTTCGTCATCCATCCAAGATCCTCATTCGTCGCGGTAAACTGAATAGAACCACCCGAGCTTTGGCGGAAACAGGCATCAAAGCCGGCGTCGCGAATGCGGGCCTCAGGTGCCACTCCCTCAACAGGATATAGCCAGTTTCCACTCTGCACCATCGTATCAATGCTGCTAACCGACAGATTCGCCAGGTTAGAGATAGAAGCATAGGCTTCTAAAGAGGCTCCCTCGTAGCTCACAGGGACGAGCGGCAGCTTCATGACATAGCTCGTATTTCCAGTGGGGTCGCCCTTAGGATTGAACTCGGGCCAGGCAGCCATCTTGGGAACGGGCCGACCACCCTTCAGCGTCTCTGGAAAAAGACGGACAGGGAAGGAAAGCGGATTCTCGCCCCGCATAAAACTGATATAGGCCGCCGCCGCATTTCCCAGCTTCTCTTCGCCGCCAACTTGAAAGTCGCTATTCGGTTTGAAAATATCGGACTCGGTCAGTTCAATACGCTTATCATTCTTAAGCAGCAGATTCAGGAGAAAGATAATCTCTTTGTAATTATTGTACATAGGTGTGGCCGTCATCAGCACAAGCTTCATTCCATGAACAATCTCCAGAAGCTCCGTGAGCGTTGGTGACAGCTTCTTGCCGGCAGCCGCATCCGCAACCTCGTCGTCGCCTCCGGCCGAATCTATATTATCATCGCTGGATTCACCGGGAACATCGCGAAGATTATGGGCCTCGTCAATAATAACAAGACGGCCCTCAAATTCTAGACGCAGGGCGGCCGCACTGTCTGATCTATCCGACGCCTTCACGCGCTCGATATAACGCTGGAATTGGATGTAGCCCATGAATTCGTAGCGCGCATTAATAAAATCGCGAACACGGCTCGTAATCACGCTCTTCTCCTTCTCAAACTCTGTTCCAGTGCGGCGGAGGTAATAATCGGCGGTGCATCCCTTCAGTGTATTGGGCGTATTCTCATCCTCCGAGATCTTGACCGCGTCAATATCAAAAATCGTTCTGCGGAAGTTGGGCTGAATATTCGGCGGGGCCACAATAATCACCTTCTTATTCGGAAAAATGTGTAAATACGACTCGGCAATAGAGATGGCGGCACACGTTTTACCAACACCTACTCCGTGATATAGTAAAGCCGATTGGTAGGGGCACTGGGCCGATAAATAGCGGCTCACGAACCGCTGAACAGGACTTAGCTCAAACTCGGCGTTCGGGTTACAAATCGTGTCAGCCTTCTCCTTGAGCTGTGCAAGGGATAGCTGCTTGTTCTCTGCGAACTCAAGCTTGTGGAAGAGTTTCTCGTGAAACCGAGGGTCGTCAAGGTCAGGATATAAGCCGAACTGTCCCTCTACGTAGTCTGAAAACGCAGCGCCGTCCGTTGAATCTAACGCCTCCTTTTCATTTGTACCTGCACCACCACGTTGTATGGCTGCATCATTATAAGCCCACACCGACGACCCGATGCTGGAAAAGCGAGGAAATAGCGGCGGGTCGTGACGAAGTGTAAGAGTGTCATAGAGTGCTGCCCTCTTCTGCGGATCTGTTTCTGTATCCCACCTGTCCCAGAGTGAAGACATCTACAATGAAGATTCATTTTAAGATGCGATAGAAAGACGGAGAGGGCAATAGTTGCGAAGTAAACTGCTCGCCTTCAAGAGAATCTCTCTCTTCTCTACATTCTCAGGGCGTATCATACTTAGAGCGCCATCCAGCGAAAACCACCCGATATTTCCGACCTCTCTAGACATGTGCTCGTTTGAGCGGTCCATGATGATATCACCTTGAGACGGCACATATGCGACGAAATACTTGTGACAATAGTGAATATTATTGCTGCCAAAAAAAGACTCCTGGATCGGATGTAAGTTGCGAATGGGGCAGATATCGACCTCTGTCAGTCCAGTTTCCTCCTTCACTTCGCGAAGTGCGCATTGAAAATCCGACTCGCGGAAATCCCGTCGCCCCTTCGGAAATCCCCACTCTGGTGTTGACCACATACACGGGGTTTTCTCAATCAAAGACTCCAATGTCACCGTCTCCCCCGTCGCCTCATGTAGATATCCAGTGCGGAGAGTCTCCATCTTCACACGCGAAAATTCCTTCTCAGACTTGTAACTCTGTCCCTGCTGGTCGGTCGTAATTCCCCAGAGTTCACACCAGAGCTCGTCAAATGGCACGGTTAAGAGACGCCTGCGCTCTTCCTTTGTCGTCCCCAAAAGCTGCTTACAGATATAGTCCACCTCCTGAAGCTTGTATTTTCCTCTCATAAGGTCAACAAATCCGAGACTGTCTCTCCTCTGGATGAGAAGATACTCAATGTTGGGCTGATACGTATCAAGTCCATTCAGACTAGTTGCATTCTGAAGAAGGAGCTGTGCTTGATTCCACACCCCCTTTACGCGAAAGAGTATCATTCCGTAACTTGTGACAGGTGCGAGACAACTGCGAAACGCATGACCAATTTGACCACAGTTAGTACATAATTGTTTTTTGGCATACATGCCCTAACACCACTGATAAAATCAGTGATTATTTGTTTAGACCTATTTCTGCTGTGGTCACGACGTTACGGTTAAACATAGCGATTACAAAGAATACCCGTTAATAGAGATGAAAGTCAAAATGCCCCCCGAGGTATGGGGACCCCTCTTCTGGCATACGATTCACATTGTTGCACTTGGATACCCCGAAAACCCGAGTTATGCGCAGAAAAAGGCTGCGAAAGAGTTTTTTGAATCGCTTGCATTTTTGATACCGTGTGATATTTGTAGAAAGCACTATGTCCAGCATATAGCAATAAAACCTGTCACACAGTATCTGGATAGAAGACAGGACCTTCTAAAGTGGACAATTGATTTACATAATGAGGTCAATTCATCTTTACAGAAGCCTATCTTCTCGGAAGCGGAGGTCATTCAGTATTATAAACGAATTGGTGCCCGCGCACGGACTCCGCTCTGGAGCACGGCAGATTTCGCGGAGGCGGATATGCGGGCACGAATTCAGGGATTATTCGCAGGGGCCACCGCAACTCTTGTCGTTGGTTCTGTTCTTTGGTTTGTAACCAGAGGAGAGAAAATCTAAGAGGATACAAGAATGGACGCGGCATCAAAGCTTTTTACTAGACGGAAGGGCGCCCCACCTCCACCTCCACCTCCAAAACAAGCCGGCCCTGTTCTTGCTGTTCCTTCCATTGCGCTGGGGTCCATAGCACTCCCTAAACTGCCAAGTGGCCAACTCATAGGGACTGCGATAACATATCTTTTCTATCTGAGCGCCGCCGTCTTTTTTATCTTCCTTTTGCTAGTCTTTGTCCATTTTACAATAACTCCTGTCTTCAGTCTATCCCCCTATGATAAAGGTATTATAGGAATATCCACGTCACAAGATAAGGAGACCGCGTGGACAGATGCACCTGCAACCAACGCAATGAAGACAGCAATTGTAAATCCTAAATCATGCGACTATACTATATCATTTGATGTATTGGTGCCGGCTACCTACCAGCCAATTACGGCTCCACGTGTCCTCTTTTATAGATCGGCCACAGAGGTTGCAATAGTGGCCTCTGCAAAGACGTCAGACCTTAAGTCTATATTTCCCACTACGAATATTCTGGCCTATATTGATAGCTCAACGAACGATTTGAATATATATGCGATGACCACTAGCGACGCGACAGCATCTGTCTTTACAAGCGAGTCGCTTCCGCCGATTAAGAATATTCCGCAGGGAACACCATTCCGTCTCTCTATTGCCTTCATGCCCAACTATGTTGAAGTCTATATTGACGGAAAACTCAATGCCACGACGGTTCTAAGGGGGACACCGGTCAGATCTGAGACTCAATTCTGGCCCCCACCGGCCTCGGTTGCGAGTGCTGTGCAGGTTGGAAAGTTTTACTATTGGCCGAGAGCGCTTATGGCGTCTGAACTCCAGTCGCTCGTTTCTACATCGGCGGATTTCTTTAAGAAGACAGTGTAGAATGGACTGGTGGGTATACGTTTTAGCAATACTGACAGTTGTAATACTTTCAGTACTGTATTTTATGCCGGCGGCTAAGATGAATGCGTCAAATCTGGGCCCCTATAATTTATCAAAGAAGACGGAAGTATTTGACGCTAACCAAGTAAAAACATTCGAACAGACAGGGTCCGCCACGTTCCAGGGATTCTTCTATGTCACACCTCTCCAGCGGACACCCACAGCAATCACATGTAATACGCCTGGCAATCCCTCGTGTGAGGATGGGCGATTTCACACTTGCTACTGTGGTGTTGGAAACAACTGTGACAGGTGCCAGCGAAATGGATATGCACCTCTTATGACCGTTGGTGATACGTGTTTTCTCGAGGTTCTTCCGGCTCCAGACGCGGGGCGCCAGGGTAAGGCGATGACACAACTCGCGGTTCGCACGAAGACCACAGTCGACGCGAGTGGAAATCCTCTTACAATTGATGCATCCGGTTCAAGGGCGAACTTTCAGTCTGTATTTGAGTTTCTCACTCTCCCGCCGATTCCAACGCAGAAGTGGGTAATGATTACAATCTCCCGCGAAGGTCGCAGATTTGACGTCTATTATAATGACGCCCTTGTTTTATCCCAGAAGACTCTTTTCAATATTGCGACGACCGCAGATACAACGGGAATTATAGCAGGAAATTCCGCCTTTAGTGGATATGGCGCTGGCTTTGACTTTAAAGGAAATGCTACCTCGGGGTCCGAGGTCTCTGCCACATATAATAAGCGCAGTGATACTCGTGGCGCACCGTATGTGACTCTGCCTGCGGATGCTAAGGCGCTGGTCACTGGAGGTGTTGCTCTACCCTCTCTATGTCCTACGGGTGGATGTTTTCCAGGGCCTACTGTTCGTCCCGCGCAACCATGGCTTGATTGGGAAACTTCTTATGCCTAATAATAGTAGATGGACATCCTTACCGGCTTCATAAATCTGCTTGTGGTTGTTATTGCGCTCGTCATAGTTTACTACAGTTTTGGGTTTTTCTATGGCACAAGCACCAGCAATGGTGTGACAGTTGAGAGCGGAAAGATCTCTGCAAATCAGGGTGTAAAAAAGTATGCGAAACCGGCCCAGATCTATGAGGGCGGAGAGTATAGTGTTAACTTCTGGGTATATGTCTCTGGCTGGACTTACAAACAGGGAACCCGCAAGCACGTTCTTGAGGTTGGCGGCACCAACTTTGCCACCCTCCTCGTCGCGCTCGGATCCACGAAGAATTCCTTATCGGTGCGCGTTGATACCAGGGATGCGTCCGGTTCATCGGTTAACGGCATTGGCCTCACGAATGCCGACAAGGAGCTGTTCTTCAAGCCCCTCCAGTCTGATGGGGCGCTGACTGTACAGCCCATGTGCGACATTGATGAGATTGACATGCAGCGCTGGATCCAGGTAACGGTCTGTATCAATGGACGCACATGCGATGTATATATGGACGGAAAATTGGCGCGGTCATGTGTTCTCCCGAGCTTCTACAAGGTTGACCCAACCGGTCAATCAGTCACACTTGTTGACAGGGGTGGGTTTGATGGGTATGTGAGCCGGGTCTCTACATACAATTATTCGCTGAATCCCAGCGCGGTCTATGGAATGTATCAGGCGGGCCCCACAGGTGCGTCGCTGGATCCTTGGGCCTATTTTAGTGGGCTTTTTAAGACTCAGCAGTAATATCATGAGTTAATATTATAAAACAACCACTTATAATTATTTTTCACAAAAATGATTGTATGTGGTAGATGGCCTCGTATCCGCAAGCAAGTCCGGGTTTAGTAGATACTGTTTCAGGAAAAACGCCGGTTGGCGAGATTCTGCTTGGGACTCTTTTAATCCTTATAACTGTAACACTCTTCTTTACGAGCGAGGGTATTTACACGGCATCAAAGACAATGTCGACCCGCTTCCAGCGTTTAATGAATTATACGGCAAACGCCGACGAAAAGGCGCTGGTTATTCACCAGGACTCCTCTAAGTATCCTGATGCAAAGCAAATTCTTCCCTCTAATAACGAGCCGAGTGGTTCGGAATTTGCATACTCCTTCTATCTCTATGTGAACTCAACGACGTTTGACACAGGCTCCGACGTTCTTTACCATGTATGGCACAAGGGATATGGATGTGTATGGCCTCTCATGGGTCCCGGTGTTTTTATCAAGGGGTCTACAAATACCATGCGCGTCGTGATGAATACATATGAGAATCCTTATGCTTTCGTGGACGTGGCGAATATTCCTATTCGCAAGTGGTTCCACGTGGTTCTGAATTGCCGCCAAGGTGGTCTTGAGGTCCACATCAATGGAAATCTTGTCAACAAGCTTCGCTTTGAGAACACGCTACCCTACATCAATTACCAGGATATTATCCTCTTTTCAGGCGCGAACTTTACTCTCAACTCCCAGACACCCGCCCTTAATGGAAAAACACTTCAGGTGAGCGGGGCATTCAAGGGAATGATGAGCGAGTTCATCTATACCCGGTATGCGATATCCTTTACGGAGATTCAGACCCTCTACAATGCAGGCCCATCTAAGCAGATAAAGACGTCGGCGCAGGAGCTCCCTCCCTACTTAGCCGACACATGGTGGACGTCATCGTATAACTCATAATAATTCATACCGAAAAACACTATTCTTAAGCGACCCCACCGCTTAAGAATGATGTTCTAACAAGAAGGGAGAATGACGGGCGGAGGACTCATCAGTTTAGTGGCTTATGGAGCTCAGAATATACTCCTCTCTGGAAATCCGCAAATGACATACTTTTACAAGACATTTCGTCGTTACAGTCACTTCTCCATGGAGAGTGTGACAACGCCGCTTGAGGGGCCAAATGAGCTGTCGTTCGACAATGAAATCAAACTACGGGCAAAGATTCAGCGGAGCGGAGATCTCCTGTCCGACATGTATTTCAGCTTCAGGGTGCCTGATATTTATAGTAAAAACATTACACCTTCGCCTGCGCGGGCAGCGCAGTTTCAGTTCCAGTGGGTCAGATATCTCGGTGCCGCGATCATTAAGAATGCAGCCTTTTTCGTAGGTGGCCAGAAGATCCAGGAGTTTGACGGAACCTATCTTATGACGAAGGCCCTCGCCGATTATGACCTAGACATGTTTGAGAAGTGGCGTGTTCTGATCGGCGATACTGATGAACTATCAGACCCGACCAAGGGAATTTATGCAGGCGGCACGAGTGCCACCGGCTATCCAAGCGTATTCCGCGACCCGACCGCGTCAGCAACGACGCAGGTGAACCGGCCCTCCATCTTTGGACAGGATATTCATGTCCCTCTCACCTTCTGGTTTACAGATTCGACGACGCAGGCACTTCCACTCGTTGGTCTACAATTTCACGAGTGCGAGGTCCAGCTCACGCTGAATCCGATACGGCGACTCTATACTTATCTAGACGTATCTGGGTTCCGCGTTGCCCCTGATTATCGTATGGATGCTGGCACGAAGGATATTCGTATGAATATTCCCATGTATGGCCAAATCACTGATCTCAGTGGTCAGATTCGCAACTTTTTAACCGACTGGGGTGTCACGCCGCCTGCAATAAATACGTGGTTCTTAAATCCCCGTATCCAGTCTACTTATATTTATCTACCGACGGATGAACAACGAATATTTGCCACATCAGCACTCTCTTATATAATGTATCAAGTCACCCCCTATTCATTTGAAGGTATTTATAATCGTCAGCTTCTAGATTTAGAAACACACAATCCAATTACGCGCCTTCTGATTGTGAATCGGCGATCCGACGTGGTAGCGCGTAATGACTTCGCGAATCTTACAAACTGGTGGAATTTCCCGTATCCTCCTTACAGTCCCACACCTGGCCAAACACCGATAAATACGAGCGCATATGCCTCGGGCATCTTCGTGCCGCAGGGGCAAATGGGTATTATTCGCGCACTTCGTGTCCTTTGTGATGGTAATGAAATACAGGAGGAGAAGCCGATAGATTATTTTACAAAGATTGTGCCTTGGAAATATATTACGGGTTTTCCGAAGACGATTGTCCCTGTCTATAGTTTTTCTTTGACGAGCCCAACTGTGCAGCCCTCTGGAAGTATTAACTCAAGTCGTGTTCGCAATTTCCAGATTGAGGTGGATGTATACCCGCTTCCGTCTGGCACGACCTACACATACGATTTAACAATCTATGTGGAAAATATCAACTTCTTTGAGATTGCATCTGGAATGGGTGGTCTCAAGTATGCGCTGTAACGTCGTGACTTAATGTCCAACGACCTATTAGACGATAGGTCTAACGTTTAAGAAAGGACTTTGCCCTTTCTTAAGTTTTAACATCGTCGTTAAAATATCCGTCGTCATCAGATGGACACGGTTACAAGTTTACTTGGAAACAAAATGTTTGCGTCCATGTATGATCCAAACGCAGATAAGTTGGCGGCCGACTTTCGTGCCCGAGCGGCAAGTAGTCTAGGAAGTCTAACCGACACTGTTACGAAGGGGAATCAAACACAAGATATTTTAAGCAAGATTCCCGGGGTCAGTGCTGACACGAAAGCGTCGCTTGATAGTCTTCTTGCAGAGGCAAAGGGATTTGCGGCAAGTGCAGCTGGTTCGACGCCGAATACAATTGCTGCCAAAAAGGATGAAGTGGATACGAAGATACAGAATATTGTCAAGAAGGCGCAGACGGAGGCGAAGGAAAAAAAGGTTGCGGTGGCTGAGGAGAAGACTGCTGCTGTAAAAGAGAAGGTTGCAAATCAAAAATTCTCGGTGATCAGACTTGCTGGACGTATTTGGACCCAATTTAAGATGTATTTCTTATATCTTATCATTGCGATTCTGGCACTATGGGGTGGGTCCATGTCAAGTAATGCTATGATATCTACACCGGTCTATATGCGATTCTATTATTTTGTCTATGGAACTCTCCTTTTTCCAATCGCCTTCATCTTTGCGCTTATGAGATATACAGGTGGAAGCGGAGGTGCTTATCACGCGGTGTTAGCTCCTCTTATTGAAGGACCTGTTCTAAATCCGGTGATGGCAGGTCTCTTATATCCTTTTGTATACACTGGCGCGAGCACCCTCGTTACGCCGCTCCCTGTTTCGACTGTGACTGGTGCGACTGCGTTGCCTGAAGCTGCTATTATGGCAAAGGCGCAGCAGAATGCTCTTGCTGCGAGCGTTCCTGCAGCATATGCTGCTATGCCTATGGCTATGTCTATGCCCGCTATGCCTATGCCCGCTATGCCTATGCCTATGTCTATGCCTCCTATGCCTATGGCCGCAGCGGCGGCGAAGGTGGGCTTAATCGGAAGTGGTGTATAATATATAGACAATGCCGCCCTCCACGCAGCGCGATGTTGAATTTCCTTTTGTATCGGTCATTACACCGACATACAATAGGAGACGGTTTATACCATCACTTATTCAGTGCTTTCTTTCACAGACCTATCCAAAAGATCGGATGGAATGGATTGTTCTTGACGACGGTTCGGACAGGGTTGAGGACATTTTCTCCGAAGCTAAAGATAAACTCACAAATTTTCGGTATCTGTATGAGGATGAAAAGAAGAATATTGGTGCAAAGAGGAATCGTCTGAACCGAGAGTCAAAGGGAGAGATTATTGTGGCGATGGACGATGACGATTTCTATTTTCCAGAGCGCGTCCATGCAGTAGTGCAGGCATTCAAGAAGAATCCCAAATATGAACTTGCAGGCAGCTCGGAAATCTATATGTATTATTCTGATATCAAGGAAATTTACAAGCTGGGGCCGTATCACCCGAATCACGCCACGAATGGAACAATGGCATGGCGCCGCTCATATGCATCTACACACCTCTATGATGAGGAGGTCACGCATGCAGAGGAACGTTCATACTTGGACAATTATAAACACCCGATGTTACAACTAGACCCTAAGAAGGTTATGCTTGTAATGAGCCATACGGAGAATACATTTGATAAGAAGAAGATGCGCGATGAACCGAATCCTTTCGTCAAGAAGACGAGTATGAAGCTGAAGGATTTCATACGCGATGGAGAGCTGCGAACCTTTTTTGCGAGCGCATAAGGTGTGCCTAAGCGAACACCTGGATAAGGTGTGCCTAAGCGAACACCTTGGCCAGTCTAAACGATAAACAAAGAACCCATCTTAGATGAGTTCTTTGTTTGTTACAGAACAGAGCACCGTTGCATTAAAAATACTTAACCAGGCGTATGTTAACGAATTAACATCGGATTCGCCGCGGGTTAACCTCACGAGCCCCCATTTGAAAGTCCCGCTCCGTGCTCACCAGGCTGCGGCGACACAGGCAATGCTGGATCACGAGAAGCGGCTTTCAACGGGCTGGGATATTTCTGGACAAACCCTCTTCAGTTCGTGGGCCATTCTAGGCGACGGTGTAGGAGTGGGAAAAAGTCTCACCGTTCTCTCACACATTGCGCAGCTCAAGGCAGCGACTGCTTTTTCCCCCAAGATGCCGAAACTGTCGATACCATCAAGTCATTATTTATATAGCATGGAGAATACTACAACAGATTTATCAGAGTGTGCCGCCTCTCTTATTATTGTCCCTCATACTCTTTTTCGCCAGTGGTCCACATATATAAAAGACCAGACGAATCTGAACACGTTCTATGTGACGACGAAGCGGAGCCTGGAAGGAGCCTTCTGGAAGAGTCTTAACGACGCAGATGTTGTTCTGATTTCAAATACGCTTTATAAGGAGTTTATTTTGAAAGTAATTGATATCCGCTTTAATCGCGTCTATATAGACGAAGTGGATTCAATTCACATTTCTGGGTCGGTTCCGCTCCCACATACCAAGTTCATGTGGTTTATTTCAGCATCATGGCCGAATCTTCTCTATCCCAGTGTCAATCTCTGGGTAGGTTACAATATGTTACATAACTGCGTATTCTCGCCGAATTCAACGTTTCATCCCGATTTTGTAGAGCAGTTCAGGCCAAATTATCTCTCAAGACAGCCCTATCATACCTACCGATACCACGTTGTATCACTCACTCTTCTGCGGCGCATCCTCTTACCGAATCATCCTCTCAGAGGCCATCTTGTTCTTCGCTGTAGCACGGGCTTCATTGCCGAGTCCATTTCTCTTCCACCCATCTATCGCCACACGGT